GTTTCTGCTCCTAAATCTCAATTTACAGGTGTTGTCCAGCTGGTATTTTGGGTTGATGTTCGTAAGGTGAAATCCAGATATGCTCATGAGGTAAGAGTAATTACTTACTCCAATGGTTCGAGTACGGGAACAGGAGAGCTCTACGATATAGATATTTTAAATAATTTTTATTATACTTCTACTTCGGCTGAGTGGAATAAACCTGAGGCTGCAAATTGTCCTTTTTATACTTCTTCTTCTTCTAGTTTACCGCCCATCCCGTTGTCTGCCTTGCCATTCCGTGCATACGAGTCCTACTATAACGCTTTTGGTCGTGATATTCGCAACAACCCTTTTATTGTTGATGGTAAGCCTGAGTATAACAAATATGTGCCTTCTATGAAAGGAGGCCGTGATACATATAAATATCAATTACATTATGCTAATTGGGAACCGGATGCTTATACTACTGCCTTGCAATCTCCACAGGCAGGTATTGCTCCTCTTGTAGGTATTACATCTCTTGGCGAGGCAACTTTCAGAGATGCTTCCGGTACTGAATATCATGCTCAGCTTGAAACCGCTGATGACGGTGATACTGTTACGGGTTTCCAAGTTAAGAGTTCCAGCGCTCCTGCCGATGTTGTCCGTAACCTTATTGGTATGGCTACATCTGGCGTTTCCATTTCTGATATTCGAAATGTTAACTCGCTCCAGCGTTTCCTTGAAATCCGCATTCGTCAATCTCCGCGTTATAAGAATCTCGCAAAAGGACTCTTTGACGTCGATTTGGATTATGATGAACTTATGATGCCTGAATTCCTTGGTGGTATTTCTGATACCATTCCTGTATACAAGGTAACCCAGACAACTCCCACTGAGGGAAATCCCTTAGGTAGCTTTGCTGGTCAAGGTTCGCTCCAATCCGGTATGCGTCATGTCATTCGTAAATATTGCCCTGAAGATGGTTACATTCTTGGTGTTATGTCCGTCGTTCCTGCTGCTAATTATTCTCAGCTTCTCGCTCCTCATTTCACCCGTATGAACCTTTTGGATTGGCATTTTCCGCAGTTTAACAACATATCTTATCAACCTATGTTATACAAACATTTGTGTCCTTATCAGGCTTATGTTGCGAATCCTGCAAATATTAACAAAGTGTTTGGTTATCAGCGTGCATACTGGGATTTGATTGCCTCTTTTGATGAAGTGCATGGTGAATTCCGTGGTTCCATGAGAAACTTCCTTATCAATCGTGTGTTTGATAAAGCCCCTGAATTGTCTAAGGACTTTTTGCTTGTAAACCCTGACCATGTTAATGATGTATTTGCTATGACGTCGGAAAATGGTGATAAAATTCTGGGTAGTATTGCTTTTGATATTACTAAGAAAACAACTATACCTCGTAACTCAATTCCTCATATTGAATAATTATGAAACAAGTGGTAATTAATGCTTGGAACACGCATACGTGTACATGTACTCGAAAGCCGGGCGAACTTCCTGTACGTGGTGACCTTGCTTACACTCCCGCCCAGATGTATGAAGCTGCCAAAGCTGGTGTACCTATATCTTCACAGAATATTTCACAGTTGCCATCGAGTGATTTTAATGACGAAGAGTCTTGGATAGTTCCTGTTGAATACCGTAGAGGTCAGGATATAGCTGATATTTGGAATGCTCAACGTGATGCTCGCGCTAAAATTGTAGCCGCCTACAATGAAAAGCGTAAACAGTTACAATAATGGGAAAATTCTTTCAAGGTGCTGGTAGTGCGCTCATTGGTGGCGCACTTTCTGGCATCTCTAATTTGTTTGGCGCTCATTCTCAGAATCAATCTGTTGAAAAACAACTCGCGGCGGCGCGAGAAGAAGCTGAGAAGACGCGTAAATGGCAAACCTCTGAACGTGAAGCTCAAAATGATTGGAATTATAAACTTTGGCAAGCCAATAATGATTACAACACTCCTGCTGCTGTTCAGGCTCGCTTAAGAACTGCCGGTATTAATCCTGATTTGTATGCTACTGATGGAGCACTTCAGGGTTCTTCTATTCAAGCTCAAGGTGGTCATACTCCGTCAGGTCCTGTTGCTGATACTTCTGCATGGAATCGTTATAAACCTATTGGAAGTGTTGCTTCGCAGGCTCTTGCTGATACTGCTTTATCTGCTCAGGTAGCTAAGACTAATGCTGAAACTGAAGGTCAGCATCATACGAATGACATTCTTGCATCTGATGCTTCATTCAGGGACGCCTTTAATCAAGGTCAGTTGGATACTATAGAAAGTACTATTCTTGTAAACGGTAGTAAGATTAATCTTAACGACGCGCAGGCTTCTCAAGCTCGTAGTATGGTTGAACAGATTAATGCGTCTATTCGCAAGATAGATTCAGAAATCGACCTTTTGATTTCGCAAGCTGCTGATGTTGATGACCGTATTTGGGAACGTCATGTTCGTGTAGCTTTAGATTCGTTTATTGAGCACGGTAAACTTAAGGTTATGCAAGGACAGTTGAAAGTATCCGAGCAGCAGATTAAGATTGCTTTTACGGAACTTGCCGCAAAATTACCTCTCATGAAGTCTGAAGAAAAGCGGAATCAAGCTTTGGCCTCATTTTATGAGGATTTGGGTATTAAGGCTAACGCTGAAACTGAACGTATACGTTTCGACCTTCTTCAGGATTCGAATTGGGATGATTTTGAAAGGAGTATGCAGCAGTTGCATGACGTACTTAATGACATTGCGACATTTATACCTTTCACTAATCCTCGTACGTCTAATTCAGGCAAACCTCGGGAAAAGCACGAGACTAAAAGTTCTGATGGAAAATCTAAACATACTTACTATGATTATTATGATTAAACGACGAAGTGTATCCTACGACGACTTTTGTCGTCTAGCTTGTGGACTGGGTGAAAACATCCAGCATTGACTAACTTGATATATGTAGCACAACTGACACATTGCTCAGCTTGTGTGAAAGATTTGAATGAGCAGCTCTTTTTGAGCTGCCTTGCCCAATAACAATTACAGAGCTACGGCCCTACGAAGTTTCCAACTTCGGTTTGCGTTCTTATCCATTCTGTCTCTTACTTCATCGCAAACATCAAAGCATATTTTTCCTTTTTTCTTTCGAGACGTGCAATAAAACAATGCGTAGGAAAAAATAGCGTTTGGCGTTCTGTGGTGAATGATGTTAAACAAAGCGTAGCGACTTTAACATCATTTAGCGCAGGTTGATAAACGATATTTTTCCCTACACTTTATCTTTGCACATCTTGAGAGATTAAAGGAAATTATGAAATCGTGAGCTCGGTAGAGCGAACACCTCTCTGCCATCTCGGATGGCGCCGGAATGCATTGCGTAACGAAGTGAAGCGCGTCAGGGATAGGAGCGAGTATTCGCGAAGCGAATTTGTTTGAGCGGATAGCCCGCCCGGACGCCCAAATTAAAATTAAAAATTAAAAACTATGTCAAATATTCTTTGCGAAAAACCAAAATATATTTTAAACCCTGCTTTTAAGCAGGCCGTTTTACAAACTGGAAAATTTGTTTACAATGGTGACGAAGAATTTGTTCCCGAAATGCGTCTTGCTGCATGGCGCTGGAGCTTTCCGTTCGCTCGTTTTTCCCCGAAAGGCATTGATTTTGAGAACCTTGCGTGCTGGCAGGATTCTTATTACACCACTGACCGTGACGGCGATATTGTTCCCATGTTCCTGGCAATTCCGTGCCGAAAATGTGCCTTGTGTCGAAAACGCAATGCTCGTGAATGGATGTTTCGCGCTGTTGCGGAAACTCAACATAGCCGCACAGTACCTTATTTTATAACACTGACTTACAATAACTTACACCGTCCTTCTGACGGTGTTAATAAAGAAGATGTACAAAAATTTCTTAAACGTTTGCGTCAAATTCTTGCTAGAGACCATGGTTTTACTGAGGAAATTCGGTATTTTGCCGCCGCTGAGTATGGTAGTCATACGAAACTGCCTCATTATCACCTTATTCTGTGGAATATGCCTATTGCCTTTGGTGCTATGGATGTTTATAAAACTGTGCTACAGGCTTGGTCTGTTCGAAAACGAGTTTACAATAAACTTACTCATCGATTTGATTGGGATTATCTAGGCGAACTCGGTTTTGTTTATTGCAAGCCTTGCACCCAAGGCGGTATCCAATATTGCATGAAATACATGCGTAAAGAAAGTGACATTCCAAAAGGTTGTAACCCAACGTTTTACCTGTCCTCCCGTCGTGGAGGAGGACTTGGTTACAAATGGTGCCTTGACCATGTACTTTGGTTTTATCAACATCCTGACATTCTTACTGTTGAAATCGTTGATAAATTTACAGGCGAACGTTTTTCATCGTTCATCCCTTCATACTTCCGTCGGAAACTTTATCCTACGCCTTCCTTACTTGTTCGGAAAGAAATACGCGACACCATTCAACTTGTTGATTATTTCTTGTCTATTCGTGCATGCCTCTGGCAACTACGTCTCGGTATGGCTGATAAGGAAGTGAATATTACTCGCAAATATCTTCATGAAAAATTTCCGTTTTATGATTTCGATACTTGTGTAAACCGCTTTCCTCGCTTCATCATGGATAATGCAAGACAATTCTCTGCTTGTTATAAAGAAGACAGTTTGTTGGTAATCGAGAATATCCTTGACCCTATGCTTACCATGCTAAATGAGTATGAATTTGACACTAGTTTTTACAAACAGCTTACCTCTGCAAAACGAGAACATCAGATGTTTGTAAGTCAAACAATGTCAACACAACCAGAGGTAGATATAACTTATGTTAAATATAAGGTAGATAGTGAGAATATTCTTGCTATTTACAAAGAAACTTTGTAACTATGCCGTACATTTATGCGAAGATATATCCAAAGGTGCTATTACAATATGAAGAAGATAAGATAACTTATCGTACTTTTGAGTCACTGGATGAGTATATTTTATTTGTGAATTTCGAACTGCCTGGACTCATGCAAGATGATTTCTTGGTGGTTTTATCTAATAACTTTTGTTTCACTTAAAAATTTTTACATTATGGTAAAGTTAAATGTAGATTGCTGTTCAGTTACAGCACAAGACAATGAACCTCGTGTTACTTTTACAACTCGCAAGTTCATTTCCACTCAGGAAGAAATGCCCATTATTGTCGTTGTTCGTGAGCACGTCCCTCTTTCTGCTGCTATGCAGCTCATCGTTACCGACCGTCAATTACCGGACGGTACATATGAACAATATCTTATTGAGCCGGAAGATGACTAAGCAACAGATTTATAAAATTATAGAACACGCGACTACTTTCATTCTTGGAGTAGCCGCGGCTATTCTCTTGGATAGCTGTACAGCTTCGATGTCTTTGTTCTGGAAAAACCAGAATTCCTCTCAAGGTACGCAACAGTCTACCACTTCGCGTATAGATTCTTTAAAAACTCCTGACATTAACATTAAATTATAATTATGGCAAATATTTTTCGTAAAAAAGATGCTTACATTGACCGTGTCAATCGCTCTACTTTTGACCTTTCGTTTGTAAACAATCTTACAATGAAATTCGGTGCTATTACACCTGTGTGCTTGCTCCCTGCATCATTTGGTGATTCGTTCCAGATAAATGCCCGTTTCAATTTGCAATTGCTTCCGACTGTATTTCCGATACAGACTCAACTTTATGCGCGGTTGCATTTTGTCTATGTTCGTACTCGTACTCTTTGGGAAGATTGGATGACATTCTTTGGCGGTGACGAAACTGTTACACCTCCTTGGATTGACCCTACTGCTGAAGATACTCCTCAAGGACATAGACAATTTAATATTAGAGATGATTTACAAACAGGAACACTTGCTGATTATCTTGGTGTTCCTACTACTATTACTGGGTCTTATGGCTATGAATCGGAATCTACTAGAAGTACTTATGACCGGTTGAAAGGAATTACTTTTTCTGAAACAATTAATAGTGATCCTGAAATTGGACATCCTGTTTTTCCGGTCTCCCAACCTACAGGCAATCCTGACGGTTCTATTAACGCTTTTTATAATCGTCTAAAAGGACAATCATTGAAGAATATTTTTGTAAAGAACAACTGGGCAGGACCATCTGCCGGTTATAAAAGCGATTATTTTGGTGTTCCTTATGTTTGGAATGCTTCGGAAATAGGTATCGAACAAATCGAATTTCGTATTCCTACTGAGTGGTTTTCAACTTATGTGAATCCGTTTTGGATAGGATTTTATGATGCCTCTGGTAATGAAGTTACTAATTTTTCATATGAGAATTTCACGTCTGAATCTGTTAAGGGAAATTATTATGTTGTTTCTGCTCCTAAATCTCAATTTACAGATGTTGTCCAGCTGGTATTTTGGGTTGATGTTCGTAAGGTGAAATCCAGATATGCTCATGAGGTAAGAGTAATTACTTACTCCAATGGTTCGAGCACGGGAACAGGAGAGCTCTACGATATAGATATTTTAAATAATTTTTATTATACTTCTACTTCGGCTGAGTG